CTTGCTTAGCGTCCATCTTTTGAATGCTTCTTTGCTTATTTCTTTCTTTACCATCTTTGCTCCTTCTGGGAGTTCATTGTGTAATGTTAGTATCTCGCCATCATCACTCAATTCCACCAACGCAGGGCCACAAAATGCGTTCTTTGTATAGTCTGTTTCCTTTTTCTTAAGTATTCTTACTTCTTTCATACAAGAAGACAGTGATTCCATAGGAACATACTGTGTCATCCTATGCTCTTGGTCATTCATATTTCCAAATATGAACATAACAATAACGCTAATTACTTCCATTGTCCGACTCCCTTAACTTGTCTTTGAGCTTCTCCACGTCATTAATCAGTCGTTCTATGTCCTGTTGTGACCTCTTTATATTCACGGAATTACTCATCATTGACTCCATTTCAGTAGTCATATGCTCTAATTGAGAACTAAGAAATTCAATTAATAAATCCTGTTGAGCATCAGCCGGCAATGAACCTAATTCTCCTCTTGGCCATTTAATTCTGAACTCTGTATTTTTAACGAGGTCGGCTTCCATAAGCGTGTTTCTCGTCTCAACATTGTTAAGCCTTTCTTGTATTCCGAA